GTACTGCCCGATGTTGGCACCGATGTCCACGAACGTCTCACCGGGCTGCATGGCGCGAATCCACGCCACCGTGTCCGGTTCCTTCGTCTCCAGCGTCTGCACGCGCCATGCGCAGTGCTGGTTCGGGAGGTTGAACAAAATACCGTCCACGACCGTGTTCGGTTGAATCCTTTCGTACTCTGCCAAGTCCATCACTTTGCCCCTTGAATAGAAAACATCGCCGCACCCTCGTCGCCCGCTCCCCAAAACGAGACTTTCTGCCCATCAGTGAACTCGATAACGAAAAGATCGCGGCTTTCATCGAAAACGGAATACGCGCGCTTTACCGTCTTCCCATCGAGCACCGAAAGTTCTCTCGTCTCGTCCTCGCATATCCTTTGTCGTCTTGCCCGGTAATCAAACATATAAGCCCCTTAGCTAGCCATCCACGTTGTCCCTCTCGGGCGCTTTTTCCTCCAACGGTCACGCTGCATCGACGCGAAGAGTTGCGCCGACTGCGCGTACCTCGCCATCATCACCGCGTACCGCGTACTGCAAATCAAGTCCTCGTTCACTGCATTGATCTTTCCTTCGATACGATGGTACATCTGATACTCTTCGCGCCACTGATGCAGGTTCTTGTCCACCTTGAACCGGCCATCATCCATGCGCTGTTGCATCTCGATCAACCCCGCCTCAACGCCGTTGCCGCGCTTGTCGGGGAACTGAGCATACTCCGACAACATTTTAAGTCCTTCGCCCCGGTAGATTTCTGCGAGTTGCAGGCCGCTTCCTTTGTCAGTCTGAAGGCCATCTTTCGGCCAAGCAACCGGTATCCAATCGCCCCACTTCTTAATGGCAGACGCATGTATGACCGGTGTTTGCTTGGACTGGCGGTAGGCCGATATAAGATGATATACGTCGTTTTCTGTATCGATCGCGAGACGGGTCGCAGCGGTCGGGTGATCCCACCCAAAGTCGAGTCCAACGATCTGTTGCCATGAGTCGGGGATTTCAAGCAAAGTAGGCTCGAAAATGAAGTCCTCGTCAGTCGTGAAGACTTTCCCGGAACCGAAGGTAGGTATGCCCTTCGAACGAGCATCACGTTCATGGGGTAGATACGCCCTAACAATCTCTGCACGTTCTTCATCGGTGTAGTGTCCAACATCGTCGATCGTCATCATGATGAGGCACGTACCCGGCTCCTTGTTCCAGAACCGGAGCACGACTCTCGTCATGCCCATAAGCGGAGTGAACGTGAGATATGCAATGCCACGTGTGTTGTTGGTCCGAGTAAGACCTTCGGAGTAAATGTCCTCGGGCGGTTCCTCATCAAACCAAACAAAGTCCAGTGTCTCGGCCTGCCATGCTTCCCGTCCGTCGAGATAGCCTTTGAAAACGAGTAGCGACTGGTCCCCGGAAGTGTGTTTGACCAGAACGCTTTCGACTGCGTCAGGGACGCCGCGAGCCTTCTTAATCTCAAGGATTCGATCTTTCGGGATGGTGCCAGTCCCAAGTGCGTTGGTCGGTCCAAGAAGAATACGTTGTGCTCCGTCCCGTGCCACGTCTGCGTTCTTACTGCCTGCCCAACCACGCGTCGCACGCTCGAACTCCTTTCCCTCCCACCACTCTGGGTACATACCCGTAAGGTGCATCGCCGTTTCACAGCCCGCCGCATAGGTTTTCCCCAACTGGTTACCGGCCATGAGGCATCGCTGCCGCTGAGTCTTCCCTGCGTTGTGGAAGTCTCGCTGCTTGCCGTATGGCTCGTACATGAAGAGGCTGTAATACCGCGTGAGCCTCTTGAGTTCTTCAAGTTTCGCTAGTTCCTGTTCCGGGGTCATCTTTCGCAAGGCGGCGCGCTGCCGCTTTTTCCTTGCGGGCTGCGATGGCTTTCTGGATGTTCTGAGCCTGAAGCGGACTCATGATCCGCTTCTTCGGCTGAACTTCCTTCGCCTCTACGTCAACCACGCCTTGTGAAAGCCCTAGCTCCCTTCTCAACTGCTGTACCTTGCTCTTCACGACATCCGGAGCCTGTGGTGTCGTATTCTTGATTTCCTGAATGCTGCGGTCACTATACTTCGCGTCATCCCACATAGCGCTCTTCGCGAGCATTTCCATCATGACCTTGTATTTGGTCGCCATGCGCGGGTCATGCTCGTTCTCAAGCTTGCGTTGCAGCACGATCATGTGATCCGCCTTGTATGCGGCCCCCATCTTTCGCGCGTGCTCCCACTTGTAGCGAAACGATTCGTCGAGCATCCATTCGACGACCGTCGTCCACGTGGGCAACTTCGGTTTCTCCCAGTCAGGGTCATCGGCCCACATCTCTTCGCCGGTCACCGGGTCAGCCAGCTTGATCTTCGGCGCGGGCGGGTCGAGTATGGTCTGGATCGGCGTGCCGTGTGCAAGCTGATCCAGTATGTGTTTGATTGCCTCTTGCTTGTTCATGTGTCATCCACAGTTGGGATCGTTCATGCGCTGGAGAACTGCGTTCGTGTCTATGCTGTACTGTGAATATCCTGCGCCTCCACCACCTCCAGCGCCAAGATACGCTTTATCAATCGGCACGTGTTCAACCTTGATCGCGCCTACGCCATAGGACAATGTATCGCGGAGCGCCTTATCCGCTGCCTGCGCAACAAACTCTTCTGCTGCCTGCGCGTTCGTCTCGATCGCATGTTGCAACGTCTGCTGGCACGAACAGGACTTCACGAATGGTGCGTGAATGAGATAGCAACCGGGGCACTTCCATCCTTCGTTCATGTGATCTTCCTCTTCGTGCAAAACAGGTTCAGTATCATGCAATCTCTGGTGCCGATCGTCTCGAAGCGCCACGAACGACTATCCACCGTGTATCGGTTCCCCTCATAGTCGATGTGCTCACCGACATTCGGATAGCAAGGTAGCGCCTCAACCTCCAACACGATTTCCCGCATGTTGTCGCCAGTCCATATCAGCGTCCAGAATTCGTTCATTCCAACTCTCCACGAGTAAGCCCATTCCAGTACGCATCACGGCGCGTCTCGATGACTTCCCACTGCTGCCCCGGCAGGAACATGCTCTGCACCTCCAGCACATCGTCACCGCCGAACCCGACCCATGTTTCCATGATCGTCGGGTATGTCTGCCCGTGAATGTTTCGATAGTACCCAGTGGTGCGGAACATTTTCTCCATATGAACATCGACGCACTTGATCTGAAGTTCTTCGAGCGAGCATGGGTCAGGGCACCACCGGATAGCCTTCGGGCGAGCGTACATCGTCAGCCGCCAGTGATTGTCCTTCTTGTGCCAAGAGATGATCGTCTCTGGCACGTCCACGACCGTGATCGCTTCGAAGTCATCGCGATGAAAGATAACGACTCTCACGACAAGTCCCTCGCGACCATCATCGCGTCCGCAATCTTATATGCCGTGATCGCCACAGCTTTCGGCTCGACGCCCAACGTCGCCACGAGCGTGGACATCGCGTGCATGGCGAACTTGTCACGCAGATGGATACGCTCTGATTTCTGAAATTCTTCTTCTGTCATCACCTCACCTGTGCCCGCGACGACCTCCTTCAGCATCATCTTGTTCCATTCCTCCACCGGGATGAATTGGCCTGACATCGACACCATGCCGTAGACGACTTTGCCACCCACGTATTTATAGTGGCGGTCCGTTTGCGCCTCGTAACGAATATCCAAATCAGGAATGATTTTAGCCATGCTTGTTCTCCGTCTCGTGCTTCGACATTTCCTTGCGGACGATTGCGAACGCATTCGCGAGTGGCGGCGACTGCCAGCCGCTTTCTTTCGGACCTGAATCATTCTCCCAGCCGAACTTCTCATAAATCAGTTTCAGCGCCTGATATAAATCCTTATCCATAATATTGATTTCTCCATGTAAGCGAATGATCGATTCTCTGCTCGATCAACGACGCAATCTGTTTATTCATATTCTCCATATCCGCTTCATTATCAGCCTCATACATAATGACAACGTGACCATATGTCGGGTCAGGTTCATGTGGAAGCTGATAATGCAGCCGCGCGATTACCATGTCAGCCTCAACCGGGTTACGCCATCGTCAACCGATTTCTCTCCGGTCAGCAGATATCCGTCCGTCACAAGCTGGTTCAGGAAAGGCGCTGCTGCCGGGTCCGTGCTGCCGCCATCTGGGAACGTGAATGGCGCGAAGTCAATGAGCGTCGTCCCCAGCCCGCTCGCAGCGGTCTGGTCCACCTGTGCATATACCTGATCCAGCGGTGCCCGCGCCGCCTTCGCCACCACGCTGTTCGTCACCGTTCTTGCCTGCTGTGCTGTCGTCATACGTCCCCACTATCTAGCCACATGGCTATCAGAACCACCGATTCAAATGCTCCGATCCCCACCATCGACCAGAACGCCCACAACGGAATTGTTATCACTTCCATACCCCCATCAGTAAAAGCACCCACATCTCTCTCGATGACCACGCCTGAGTGGCAATCAACACCAGCAGCCCGACCAGACCGAGAATGCCGCTGTAGCCGATAAGCATCGCCTGAAATATCCGGTGCTGCTCTTCGCTCATTTCCTCTCCAGTTTGTTCAATCGTTCCAGCAACTCCAACACGGCCACCGCGTACTGCGGCGTCTGCTCCCACTGGTACAGGGTGAACTTGCTCACCCCCAGCCGCTGCGCGAATTCCACCTTCGACATCCCGATCGCCGCCAGCCTCATCTTCAGTTCCCTTCGGTCCACATGCTCACCTCCTAAGCCCAGTTTAGCAATTCGCTTATGTTCTAACACGCCCCCGGACGACCAAGCTTGGATACTCGCTCGGAGAACTGCTAATAGTGTATAGCAAAATGCTAAACGTTTCTTGGTATTCCGGGAAAAATTCTGTGGGGGATGATGGTTGCGGTTTCGGCGAGACGCGGCGGGAATCCATGCGGTTTGGGTCCTCTTTCGATGGTCGCATGGTCACTGAACAGTGTTCAGCATGGTCAAAATGTCGTTGATAATCAACAACTTGACATAATGGTGGTTATCAATCAGGGCACGCTAGAGTGAGGGGCATGCATGCTAGAACACACGCTCGATGCGTGATGCATGGGAGTGCGTTCACCTATGACAAACACACATGCTATGTGCAAAGAAAGGGTGCACGTTCCGTCACCGCTCGACGGTGACGGTCTAGCAGAAGCCCGTGCGACAAGGGAATGAGCGAAACTCTCTCAATCGTGCCATCAAATAAGTGACATCTTCTCTCCCCTTGTATCTACTATGGAAGTGCAGGACGAAGCACGCCACCGCGAAACAGGGTGGACTACACAGGGGAATGAAGATGAACAGAACAGACTTGGCACGGTGGATTGACTCTCACTATCCGCCCTTGCCCACTACGCTGAATGAAGACGGCACGCTTACGGTATACGTCTCATATGTGGACTGCAACACTGAAGCCAGCTGGGTCGCCGCTGAAGTGATCCCGGCTACCCTCTCCGCTGCTCGCGACCTGCTTGGCTACTAAGGAGCCGATCATGCCTGACTACCGCACCTGCCGCGCTCTCGTCTCTAAGATGCGCGGTCATGTCCTCCACTATCGCGCTATTCATCGGAGCTAATCATGTTCACAGAAGCTAACGCCATCAGCAGCGCACGCACTCAATACCGCGCCATGTTCAAGAGCATGGCTGTTAGCGGGGTAGCGTGGAACCTGCATCGCGGAACACACAATGTCGTCCTCCTTCGCGCCGACGCCAATATGGACGTTCCTCTGCCAGTCATTCTCTCCAATGTCCACGCAATGGCAGAGCAAACAATGGTCAATGCCCTCTCTAACGCTATCCGCACCGCCAGAGGTTAATCATGCTACTTAAACTTGTCGCCCTCGCCGTGCTCGTCTGGCTCATTGGCGCACTGGCTCTGTACGTCTGAATCACAACACGGCGCGGTGGAAGCCGCGCCACTCAATCACAGGGGAAACATCATGAAACTGATATGGCACTGGCAGTATCGCGTAACTGATGCATACGGCACGTATTACCACGTGGAGCGCGCCGACCATCAGCACCAAGCACGCGAACAAGCGTATGCCGCTTATGGATCACATGTGCATCTCGAACTCGTTCGCAACTGGCTAGCATCGTAATCAGGGGAAAACATCATGGCGCAAACACAAATCTTTCGTGGCGTTCAAACTACAGTATGTAGGACAGATCGCACAATTGACGGCGTTTATCGTTCAACTCGCGTATGCCATGCTGAACGCATTGGCGAGTATGTGCGCATTGAACTCAATACCGCTGGTTGGAAAACCAATACAACCAAATTGCGTATGAACCAATTTGCGCACCAATTCTGCAACTCCCAATATGGAGTTTATCAGAAAGCGGGTGAATGGTTCGTGGCGATTAATGGTAATTGCCGCCCAATTAGATTCGACGGTAGATTGGTATCGTTTTTGATTGACGCGAAACACGTTCAGTTTAAATCCAACTGACAGTCCACAGGATAGGCTTTGGGCCTATCCCCTGCACTGTCGCAGGATACAACAGGGGAATACCGTGAACATTTTCATCTCTGGCGAACAGTTGGAATGTGGTGTGATGTGCGCTGCGAAGGATGACGTGCGCTACTACTTGAACAGTGTCTATGTCGAATGCTCGCCGCACATCACGCGAGTGGTCGCGACCAATGGACACTACATATTCGTGATGGACTCAAAACCAAGCTGTGGCGTCAACGAGTGGTCTGGTTCGTTCATCCTGCCACGTGATGTGCTCGAACGCATCAAACCCAAATGTGCGGTTAGCAAGCGCAAGGCTGAATACTGCATCACGGTCGAGCCACGCGAGAGCGACAGACCGGACCATGCTCAACCGCCGCTCCTGAAAATCCGCGAGATTGGCGACTCGCACGCCGTCGAATGTACAGCAATGGACGGTCGTTATCCTGACTATGCGCGCATCATACCTGTTGGTAACGCACTCGCCGCACAGGTGGAATCTCCCGCACTGTTCAATATCGAATACCTCATGCTGGCCCTGAAATTGTACCGCAAGCTGCACAGCGCAAAAGCGGTGACCGTTCCACTCAAACAGTATCGCGACCAATACGGCGTAGTCATGCTGCGTGAGAATGCAACGTTCATCGTCATGCCCGTGCGGGCTGACAGTGTGAAATACCATTCTCTGCATGGTCTGGACGATCTCAAAGTAGCGGTTTCCGCTCTCGAACAGCGTGAACCGAGAGATTTATCCGCAGCGCACGCAGAGT